CGCGTCCGTACTGGCGGGCATCCTGTCCCTGCTGACCAGCGTGGCAGGTTTGCCGGAGGTGGAACAGAAAGAATAGCCGGGCAANGGCTGAGGTTATCCTCAGTCCCGGTTTTCGTTGGGCGTTAAATTACAGTCCCGTCATCGAACACAAATTCAGCACGCCATCTACCGCCTAGAATTTCTGCAATAGACTCTAACTCTTCTTTAGTTAAAGTGTTCCGCTTGACTTTTTGATTTAGGTTAGATGGAGTCGTGTTCATCTTTCGGGCGAGCTCTGCTTGACTAATATCTCTGTACGATAACGCCATTTTCAATTTCTGTTCGACAGTCAATTCATCACCTCTCCAAAAGGATTATACAGGGTTTGATTTATGATGGCAAGCATTTTGTATAAAAAATTTAGAAAAAACTAATTAAAACGCTTGACAACATTTAGCGCTTGCTGTATAATACAAGTATCCCAAGAGGAAAGGATGTGAAAAACAATGAGCGGGAAAAAGAAAAGCAGTAAGCAAGACCGAAGATTAGCACTCATCATCTTGCTTACCGCAATCCTGAATCTCATCGAAGCCTTGATAGAAATTATCAAGAAACTCCTTGAGTAGGGGTGAGGGGCG